ATAAGAAAGAAATTGCTCTTTTTTTAAGCTAATTGAACTCCTTAATCTACCTGTATCAACTGGACACATATTTTTTGCACTTGTAGCCATTAATTCACCATGCGCTCCAATTTCCATATCCATCATGGCAGATACCTCGTTGACAGTTTTTTTATACTCATTGAGCATATCTTTAAACCTACCTTCATTTATATTTACCTTGAACCCACTCACTATATCACAACCTTTTTATATTGGTGATAATTTAAACCTTCCCAAGATGGAAACTCACTCATTTTATTCTTTACGTCATTATTCATTTTCTTTCCCCTATTCTCATAACTCCAAGCTGTCAAAGTAAGTATATCAGTAGCCAAGTCCTCTGGTATTGTGCTAAATCCACATTGATACTTTATAACATATATACCTGCCGTATATATCCAAATTTTACCGCCTATCACCTCAAAGTCACTATTTTTTGTCAATACCTCGTAGGTGTTCATTCCCGTCTTAATCTTAACCTCATCAACGCAAAGCAATGGCCCATAAGGTACATCAAGAATCCAAAAGCCTTGGCTCTGTGGAGTAAGTTCAACATTTATCCTTACTGACTTGTTAACCAAAGAGCATCCTGTCAACTTCTCAATATGCACCCTTGCACCATTTAACAAATCACCAATCAACACATCATCGCTATCATAATTAGTTATACGCAACCAATTCTTAGCATCAGTAAGACTAACGGGTTCTACAACCGCGTCAGCTAATATTGTTATGCCGTCTATATATGTCATCTTTAATTATATTTATTAACACTTTCTCTGAACCAGTTCTCAAACTCATCAAGCGTTTTTCTTGTGTCAAACTCTCTTGATCTCGCTTTTGCTTTTCTTGAGGCCCATGAATAGGCTTTTTTGTCATCCAACTTTGTAATAGCTTCAACCCAATCTTTGACATTATTCCTATCTTTAATATAAACACCTGCCTTGTCACAATTTTCTTTCAACCCAGGTGTATCAGTACAAATTACCGGAATCCCACTACACATCGCCTCTGTTGCTGTCCTTCCCCAACTCTCATACTTTGATGGCATGAGAAGTATCCTTGTCTTTGCGTACCATTGCTTAATATTAGGCGAATTAGGCACATAAGTCACATTTGAAAGGCTTGGAGTTATCTGCTCATCGTATGACCCTAAAACCCCTAAAAATGACTTGTGTGGCATTGCTCTTGCAATCTCGCCAAATATCTTCCCACCCTTGTTCTCGTTTAAGTTTATTAAAGTGATATATTCAGACTCCTCAGGTTCATTCTCCAAGTCATAGTAATTGTAGTCTACTGGCGGAGTCACTATAAAATTACTAAAATTATAGTTCAAAAGTTCTTTTAACCACAAAGAATTGTATATTATGTGTTGTTTTTTCTCTGCATCAATAATCTCCGGATATGGGTGAGAATTGTGAATCAGATGGAAAACAGGCTTTCTATACATCTTTGCTATATGGATTGTCCACCTTGTGTAGTCCAAATGAGTAAATACCGCGTGACACCATCTCATCAAGTTCTCAATCACATTTGGATTTGGAGGGAATACATCAATTCCATCAAAGACATAATTGTCCCTTATCTTGTACTTATTCGCATCATGTAAAAGAACTCTCACATTGTGACCCTTTGATTGAAGGTCTTTGAGCATAAAGTGTAGCATCCATTCCGCGCCACAGTTATGCTCTGGTGGGTAAAGATGCACAGAAGCAACTATATTCATAATTTTAGTATTATATCCGCACCAACTATTTCACCTTTGTAATGTGGATATTTTATTAGTAATTCAGTATAAAAATTATCACTTATATAGTGATTCTCAAATTTAAGTTCTTTTACCTTATACTTACCTAAATCAATGGTATTTAATATCCTCTCATCACATCCCTCTGTATCAATCTGCAAATAATGTATATCTTTTATATCAAACCATTTGCAGTATTGGTCAAATGTTATAGCAGCAATTCTTATTGTCTCAATTATGCTTTTGGGTAGTTCTTTTAAGTACCTATTCAATGGCTCACCATTCTCAACAAGTGAACTGCATCCATCTAAAAATGATGAGTCCTTTGAAATCCACTCAGGCTTTACATAAGCCATCTCAACACTATCATCAGTATCTGATATAAAAAAGTTTGATGCCTTTGCGTTTGATAGTTGCTTTACGTTTTCTTTTAACTTATTAAAGTAGTGTGGTATTGGCTCAATAAAATATGCTTGATAGTCAGTCTCATCTTTAAGTCTATCAAATATATTGTCATGGCTTATGCCATCCATTGCCCCAATAATCACATAATTTTTCATTTATATCAATTTAGATGCCGAGTCATCAAATATCCTTGTATAGTCTACATATCCATTCCACAAATCGCTTTGATGTGGCTTTTGCCAAGCAATCATTGGTTTAATTATATAAGTATTTCCTCTTGGGTGAATTTTAGTCTTTAACCAATCATCAAACATTATGCTTGTATCAGTATATCCTTTGCACAATTCCTTTGGGTTGTTGTACATAACTGCGTGAGTAGTCCATGCCCCAAATGTCTTGTAAAGGTTCTCACTATATTTCTCAATGTGATCAACCAAATTCGCTCCAAGATAACACAACTCCCAATCACTTGGTAGTTGAGATATAGCCTCATCAAAATGACTTAAATCCCTTATTTCTACATCATCTTCAAAAAGCAATAGTACACCATATGTACTATTCATTATTTTTTGCATTGATAGATTGAATGATGTCTTTGGGTTTTCATCTTGAACGGCATAAACAACTTCACCACTAAATGAGTTCCTATGCATCTCTTTCAATGCACTATCAAGCATTTTTGATTTCTTAGTAGTAAGTATTTTTACTTCCATAGTACAAAGTTAAAAAAAGGGGCGATAAGAATACCGCCCCCCAAAATATACACTCTAAAAAAACAACACCTTAGATTGCACCGTATACGGCAGCAGTTGGTTGGAACTGAAGCAGTTCACAACGAGCTTCGCAGCGGAACGTCAAAAGATTCTTGATGAAGTCATCTTGGTCAAACTCAGTAGAACGTACATTCAAACCAGATTGTTGAGCAATGGCAAACTTGGTAGTATCCATCACATACATCCTTGAAGCTGTAACCAAAGAATGAGGGATAACAGGGATACCAACGATTCTTACATTACCATTTTGGTCAATAACCATTCCGCCAGGTACTGAGTAATCAGCAGGCTTGGTTTTCAGCAAAGATGCCCAACCAGCATGAGTGATCAAAGAAAGGTTTGGAGTCCAATTCAAAGCACCCAACTGAGCAACATAATCAATGAACTTCTCAGCAGTGTTAGCACCAGAAGAAGAACCTGCGGTTGCAGAAGATGCAATGGCATTAAGATAATAAGTATCTTCTGCCTTTTGGAAATCTTCAATCAAAGACTGCTGAAGATAAGCTTGCAAGAATGGCAAATCATCAATCATCTGACGGCTAACCTTAGCATAACCAGCGATGAAAGAGAGAGCAGTGTTTACAACTGTTACATCGTAATCAACTTGAGGCTTACCATTTCCTTCAGTTTGCTTACCGAAAGAACCTTCACCAACTGGAGTATTACCACGAGGGAAAGAAACTGATCCGGTAGAAACAGGGATGATGTTGAATACAGAACGCAGATGTGGGTTTACATAAGACCTCAAATAAGCGTTGTCAACATAAGATGTATAAACAGAACCAGTCAGGTTAGTACCGATGGTCATTGTTTGAACAGCTTTGGCATCCATTTCGTAGTTGAAACCTTTACCATTGCTACGAGATGCAGCTTTGATGTCGTTCCAACCTTTCTCAATTGCATTACCAATCTCGTTCTTAATGTTCATAATATGCTCACCATAAGAAGTTGCTACTTTAGCACTTTCTTTAGCTTGCAATTTGCCAAAAGATGCTTTAGCCTCAAGAACTTCGTTCCTTGCTTCATCAGCAGTCTTGTTAGCCTTAACCAATTGCTCATTGATTTGCTCAATCCTTGATTCAAATGCTTTTGCAGCCTTCTCTGTGTTTACGGCTACTTCAGCCTTCTGCTCAGCCAATTTGGCATCAAGAGCAGCTTCAAACTTTTTTAAATCTTCCATTTTACTTTTAATTTAGAATTTCTGTAATATTGATATTAGTGACTGCTCAAGTTCCTCGTTGTTCTTTTGCTGCACAGGTGTATTTTCAACTGCCTGTGTGCTACTTGCCTTCTCAATCGCTTGTGCCAATTGCCTGACCTTAATCAGACATAGTTCAATTGTCTCGTCAGTTACATCGCTGTTTCTGATAAACTTCTCAAATGTCTTAATTTGTTCTTGTATCTTAGTACATTCCTCCAAACTTTTTATCCCCAAAATTGGTGTATATTCATTTGCACCCCATGCAGTAAGGCTTGATCCTTCAAAAAGCATAACCTCGTGTATCTCGTTTGCCTCTGCTGCCTTTTGCTCTCTCAAAGTCCTAAATCCAATTGAGTGTTCACCAATCAACCCACTCTCAACCATTTTAATAAAGTCTTGCCCAAGTCTATGCGTTCCAACTTGTGAACGATAGTACAGACCATATCCATCTTCCTTCAGCTCAACAATCTTACCAAGTGGTTGGCTTGGGTCATGGTTCAATAAATGCTTTACCCTTCCTTTAGCCTCTGGCCCCCAATCTTGGATTGACCTCTTGAACGCACCTGGCATCATTATATCGCCATCAGAGTCAACCATTCCAAATGCAGAAAAATAACCGCTTACCTCGCCTTTCTTTGAGTCAACATCCTTGACATTGGCCTCAAATGATTTGTAATTATATATCATACTTTTTTTATTGTCTATTTGATTTAATTTTCTAATTGCCCACTCAATCCCTGCATCTCCTCCCCATGCATCCCACATAATGCCACCACAACCCTCAGAGTATGGCACATCCTTGTTTTGCTGATGCCTTTTAAAAGATGCCATCCTTGCAATGGTATCTCTGCTTATCTTCTCTCTACTTGCCAACTGATTGGCTCTTGCCCAACCAACTGGTGTACCACAATCACTACCATTCTCCTCTTTATACTTCAATGCCCTTTTTGCATTGTTGGTCGCTGCTTCTGGGTAATCGTTGTATGTTTCTTCTTTGTAATTATTTTGCTCTCCTTTCTCATCTTCCTCTTGAGCAAGATAGGCAACATAAGCGCGTTCTGCGCTTGCTCTTGATGTGTACATACATTCACCATCTCCTATCCTAAATTTTCCGTCACCGCAACTATATATCGGCATTATTACTGTTTTAAAATTAACCTACCATTTGCATCACGTTTTGGAATGAATCCAACCGTACACCTACAATTTATAGTAAATCCTTTAGGACTCTTTGGATCACCAGGTATCTCAGCAACAACAGGTCTCCCAAGTTTATCCCTACTCGTAAAGTTCTCATCAAATGCAACCACTTGCCCATCCATATCCCAATGATCATAAGAATCTCTTGGAATCCTTCTTGTCCTGCTATCCCTTGTTGCAATCCAAATCTTGTCAACCAAGAAGTCATGCTTACTCGCCCCAATAAACGCAGCATAGTTGCTTGACCTCATCACCTCAGTCCTCGCTATCCTTGTTGCCCTCATCTTTGCATAGCCAAGTTCCTCATCCTCCATTATCAATTGTGCTATCTCATCACTACTCAACCCTTGCGCAATGCCAAGTGAGATAATGGCATCAATCTTCATCTTAGTAGTATTGGTCATGTTGGCAACCAATTGCAGTCCAAATTTAGTTAAAAAAGTAAGCATCTCATTAACCCAATCTAAATTTAGTCCAAACGGGTTACTTGCTTTTCTGCTCATTATCCCAACCGCCCTATAACTCGCATTGCCAAAAAGTATCGCAGCTTCTTTATAAAGTTCTTGCATGATGGTGAACATCTCCTCATTCCACACATAAGTACCCATCATGCTCCTTGTAGCCTCTGGGCCGTTCTTCTTCAGCATCACAATAAACCGCTTCATGTCCTTGTCAATCGCGTTTGCAAAAAGAGCAATATACTTGGCATCAAGTTGGTTTCTCAACCTCTCCACTTTCAACCAATATTGCTCTCGCTGCTTCGCGTTCATCTTCAAGTCTTTTTTTATGCCACAACCTCAGTTTGGCC